GCGCACAGCGGCCGCGCCGCGATAAGACCGCGGCGTAGTGGGGGAAGATCCTTCGCCGCTCCCGGTGCGGAAGGGCAGGGAGCGGTTTCCGCCGGCAGCGGGGCACGAACCCTAGTAAAAGTTGTTGGGTTCCGCGATGTCGGTAAAGCCTCTCATGTAGGTGTAAAGCAGCCGCTCCGCTTCATCCTTGGTCGCGCATTCGGTCTTGGCCGGAAAGGTGGGTCCAGGAGCATCCTTGTTCAGCTTGTAATAATGGCTCACCGACCATGTGAAGGGCTGCTGGGTGTTCAAGCCGCCCCCGAGTTTTTCGGTGATACGGCCCTTGATCCTGAATTGAAAGTTACCGACAGCAAATACGTACTCCGAGATTACTTTTTCGACAGACTTGTACATGTTCCCTCGTGCGTTGATGGTGTAACCGGTTCGCAGTATAAACCCTTGGTGATCTCGCAATAAGCTGCCGGGGGTTCATTGTTCCGGCGTCACAATCTGAATGTGGCCCCGGCTCACGTTGATGAACGGGGTCGTAAGAACCTGGCGGCCTTCCACTTCCCAGACCTCCGCGCTCGTCACCGCGATAAAGTCCTTGGACTCGTTCATGTAGTCCGTCACCCGGGAGTTGGGGAAAAGATGAATGTAGCCCTTGATGCGATACATCCCGGTCAGGATGGTTACCTTCGTTCTGTCTTCATCCGCAGCCATGGATTATGCTCCTTATTTGACATAATATACATTATACGAATCGGCTTAGCCTGGGTCCGCCGCCGCCTTAGTCTACCAGTCCAACCTATTGGACTAAGTGGCAGTGTTACTAGCGTTGCCACTTAGCCCACCACCCCCCACCGTAACGCCGCGCCGTTACGCACAGATCCACGCTCGATTATCCGCAAGCACCGTAACCCCGCAGCCCGGACACAACGCGACTCCGATAAACAACTCTCAGGAGGAAGTGGCTCAATAACGACTGGCTGACAACGAGGAATGCACCAAACCCGCGCCACCGCCACGCGCCGAAAAAAGGAGATACCCACCCCCCACCCCAACCCCACCGACGCAGCCTGGACGATCCTAGCAAGGAATTTAGAACGAGACCCACCCGAAAAACCCGACCAGCAGAAAAAACCTCAACGACCCGAAGTCGAAGAACTCCGAGCTTGACGCACTTCAACCGCCGGCGACCCCGAGGCCGACGACACCGCAGCTTCTGCTTTCGCCGAAACGATGCGAACCGTCGGCGCATCACAGCGCACAAAAAAAGGCTTCGCGAACTCATGCCGCAATTCCGCAATACAATCATTCACCCACCGAACCTCATACCCGGCGAGCTCGAGATCGGCACGGCTCTGCGTGAACTCCGCAATCCCCCCCTGAGAAATGACGAACACATAATCGAACCCCCTCGCCGAGCGCAGCGCGCCGGAAACATGAACGCCCATCCCATCGAGAGGCGCCTTTTTCACATCCACCACAACCACCGGCGGCTTAGGCGGCCCCTCCCCGCTAACGCGGGGCCCCTCCGCCGCCGCCCGCTGAGGCCGCGCCAGCTTCGCATCCCCGCTCGAAGTCGCAAGACGCGCGACCGCCCCGAGCGCCGCCAGCACCAGCAACACCGCCGAGAAGCGATACCACTTCCTGAACGACGGCATCACGTCCTTTGCATCGGCCTCTACCACCGAGACCAGGCTTTTAGAGTGCGACCGGTAAAGCTTGAAGAACCGCGCTTCATACCGACGCTCGGTTTCCGCCATATCAGCACCACGGACCCCATCCTGCACTTTCCGAATGTAGCGGTCAGGTTGACCCCACATCGTTTTCTTCCTGACACGGTAATGACACTGCACCAGGTCCGTCACATCACGCGCGATCTTCCGGTGCGACTGCGTAATCAACAGCACATCGACCCCCTCATGCCGATGCATCCCATACCATTCATTGACCACACGAGGCGTGCCAATCCGAGGAAGCGACATATGCGCTTCGTCAATCACGTAAAGCGGACCGCGACCGTCCGCATCGCGCCACGAATCACGATAGTCCTCGACGTGAGAGAACGCCTGATCATTCCATCGCTCACCATATGACACAAAATCCGGCCGCACCGCTAAAGTCCGCTCACGAAGCTCAATAAGGTCACGCGCCCGCGGTTCAATCAGCGCGATCTGATCCACTTCAAGAGCCAGATTCGTAACAACCTTGCGGCCCTCCTGAACAGCGACAAGTACATGAAAAACGACAGCCTCATACGATTTTCCCCCACCCGGACCGCCCGACAATAAGTTAATCATGATCCAAGCCGCGTAAACGGAATCAGCTGCAACGTGACACGAACGACGATCGCTGCAACGATAATCGCCAACGCTTCCCCGACGCGAATCAACCCAAGCATGTTGACCACATCCGCCGGCAAAGCACTGATGTATTGCCCCGGATTGAACGCCGAAAAGTCAAAAGAAATCGTGTTCATGATCGAGATAACGAGCTTAAGAAGCTGCTCGAAAAACCACACCCCAAGATCGGTCCCGAGCAACCACCACGCCGCATACATCGCAACCACCAAAAGGACAAACCACGCGGCGAAGGCCGCAATCTTCGCCAGAATAGCTGTTAAGAGAACGCCGAGACCCATACGTCACCCCCCGAAAATGATTGCACGCGCGGTAAACGCCGCCGTTACCAACAGAATCAATCCAATGGCGTCATAAATCCAACACGGAACACCAAAGCTCTGAGAACCGAAGTTAGCCCACGGCGCAATGTTAAACGTCAGACCAAAATCCGGACAGCTCCCGCCGCCGAACGTCGGAACCAGCGAATTGATCGACTGAATGAACGCCGATTGCACCAGCGCATCCTTGTTCTCGTTCCAAACGCCCTGAACCCCGTTAGGATACTTCTGAGTGTAGAGCGTAGGAATCGCCGGAAAGGCCGTGTCCGTATACGAATCCGCGCCCTGATCATCCGTCGTCGTCGTCGTCGTCGCAGGATCATCGTTCGTCGTTGTCGTCGTCACGTTGTTCACGGTCGTCGTCAAATTGCTATTGCTGATGGTGTCCCCCGCCTTGTTAAACGTGATCGTTTGATAACTGTTAGTCGTCGTCGTACCGGTAGGCCCCGTGCTCTGCTGAGTCGTCGATGGAGTCTGAACCGGCGAAGGAGTCTGCAACGTCATCGGCGTATCGCCCGGAAGAGTCCACGGATACTGACTCAACTGCTGAACGGCACCAGGTGCCCCCGCAGGATCGCCAGCAAGCTGACTCGCAGCCGTATCAATATCCGTGTCAGTTGCAGGAACGGATCCTCCCGAAGAAACGCAAACACCATCCGTCAAGGTGTAACCAACCGAGCACACTTGCGTATACTGCACCCCAATTGTTTGATTCTGAGGACAACCGTTAGGCGCATAACCCGTGCCGCCCTCCACTTGAATTGAGTTCCGAATAATATTAATCGGCTCGCACATGTTCGCAACAGAAGCGCCAATCGCGTCACCCCGTTTTTTCTTGATCGCGTAAGCTTCGTCGCAGCCCGTATACGCAGGATTCCACGAACTCGCGGTCATGTCGAAACAGCGTCCGCCGCCCGGCTGCGTCACCGGTGGCGTCACCTTGAGCCACTGATCGTTGACATACGACAGCCCATAATTCGCCAAGAGGCCCACCGCGACCGTGACGGCAATCCCCGGTATCGTGCGCTTGGCGATACCCGCCACCTGCGAAGCAATCGTCGAAACGGGAAACTTAATTGTCTGCGTGACCGTGGCCGCCGCGCCCCGCGCCGACATCTGCAAGCTTTGCGCCGCATTGACCCCACCGCCCGAGGCCGCCGAGAACGTCGCAGACCCGGTATTGATCGACGGCTTGCTCCACGTCAGACCCGAGTCCGTTGAGTTCGCCTTCGGCGTGAAACCAGCAGGACCCAGAGAATAGGTCGTAATGTTGCCCGCCGTGCTCCCGGTGTAATACGTGCCGTTGGTCTGGCCCCAAAACGTAGCCGGCACGTCCGCCGCCAACGACGCCCCCACCAAGAAAAACGCTAGGGACAAGCCTAGCGTCAAATACGTGAACCGCCGCAACCCCTTCATTCCAGATCCTCCGCGTCTTGATCCTCGATCATGCAATCCGGACAAATGCCCTCGACCTCGTGGTCAGACGTAACGTCAATCTCGTCATCCTCGCGCTCGAACCACTCCCCACACTCCGGACATTCAGGCATCAGCGCCCCCCTGACACCCGACCAATTGAAAGGATCATGACGAATGCACCCATGCCGCCGAGCATCGCCACCAGCCCGTAAAACACCGCCACCAGCGCACCCGTCATGATTACCCTCTTAGGCCTTGCGCACGCCGCGCTTGCCCAGGTCGACGCCCTTGAAGGCCATCGCGATAGCGATAATCGCAATGCCCGCAAGGCCGACCCAAGTAGTCACGCCCGTGAAGTCCACCGCCGCCAGAATTGCATCCATGGCTTAAGTCTCCCTCTCTGATGCGCGACACAACGCCCCGCGCACCGTAGGCACTTCACCCGCTACAACTTCCGGATTGCGTTCACAGCAACGCCGATACCGAAACCGAAAAACCAGCAGAACACCACCGCGCCGAATCCCCACCCGAACGCATACGCGATTTTTTCCGCAGTGATGCCGATCAACTCCCATTCTTCAACAGTGCAGCATGTCGACTGCGCCCGAGCATCCCAGGGATACAACAACACGGCAGCCATAAACGCAGCAATCGCCGCCGCCCTCAAATCCTCATGCCACACAACCGACCCACGAGACTTGATCAAGACGCCCTCCCGCACTCACCGTAACGCAGATCGACGTTACGCTCGAACAACTCCGCCGTTTGCGTGTCGATCAAATGCCGATCACCCCGCAGCTGTGGCGTTGACTCGACGATCTCAACCAGCTCAGCCATTGGAACCCCCGCCGCAAACGCCCGCTTGACCATCGCCCGGAACGACACCCGCACCCGATACCGCCGCATCCGCGCCGCCGCTGTGCGATCCATCATGCCGCCCTCAACTCATCCCACGAGCGCACCGGCTGATCAAGAACGATAGTCCGACGACGCAACGGCACCACGTTGCCCGCGTGAAAGTCCGCGAAGGTCAACCCCGCCGCGAACAGGATTTTTTTGTGCAAGTGCCAAGTGCTACGCGGCATCATCGACCGCGCCTGCTCAGCCCCACACTGCTTGATCAACAACCAGGTCCGATACGCAGCCCGCCCCTGCCCTTTCGTTTTCGCCACCCGCTCGACTTCGCTCATCATGTCCATACAAGGCACCTCCACCTTTCCAACGACTTGACTAAAAAAATTCTCGTGTTCTTGGTCGTAATCTCCCTCTGTCATCTCCCACCACCGCCGACGCTCACGCCGCCACCATTCCCCCCGCAGTGCAACCTCAAGACGCAGTAACCTATCAGCAGCTTCCAACTGCCACTCAGCCGCCGCCGCCTTCCCCTTGTCCAACTGATAGCGCAGATGCGGCCCCTTGTGATACGCCTTAGCCGAGCGCATCCGCGACTGAGGCGACCAGTAAACCGACTCACTCGACGTGCGCACCTGCAACCGCCCGCCCTCGACGTGACGCAGATACGCAAGCGCCTGTCGCACTTCCGCCGCATCTTTAAGCGCGTAATTGTGCGTCACATCCACCCGCGATAACTCCCACAACGCCGCGTTGATCGGCAAGGGTCCGACTTGTCGCGAGACAAACCGCACCATTGCAGACCAGCACACCACCGCGTCACCACTCCCGAAAACGTTGTTCTCGCCATGGACCCGCGCCGGCGATCCTGATAACTCCACCTTATGCGCTCCAACGTGAACCTGGACCTGATGAGAATCAGAGCGCACGGAATCACGAGCAGCAATGCACCACTCGATTTGTCCATCCGCATCCGTCTTAGTCACGCGACCCGCCCGGTCTCGAAGAACTGCTAAGGTGGCCGGGGGCACGTGCTCGACTGGCAAGCGCAGTGTCAACCAATCAAGCACGCCGCCCCCTGACGCCGTGCAGGTTAAGCCGCTTTCGCTTGCCCGAACTTCGAGAGGCGAAGCCGCCCCAAGACGAGATTGTGGTTCCGGTCAACGTAGAACGAGTCGTCACCAAGCGAATACACCCCAGGCTCATACGCCGGTTGCTCGGCCTCCAAGTTGACATTGCACTTCGTGGGGTAAGGCTCCGGCTGGCCGTTCGGCTGTGCCAGCTGAACATAGCCGCCTTGGAACCGCTTGGTGAACGGCGTGAACTGCTTTGCGCCCGGCTTTCCACTCGGGCGAATCGTCTCTTCCTGCACATCCTTCGTCTTGATCTCGATCCTAATCATGGCTTTTCCTTTGAGATTGGTTATGTCCGATTCATCGGACAGCCGAATAATGTCCGAGCTTTCGGACACCTGTCAAGCACTTTGTGAGTTAGACTTGCTCAAGGAGATCACACCATGGCGAAGTTTCCGGAACTGCTGGACCGCTTGAAGCGCGAGCGCAAGATCAACTCGGACAACCAAGTCGCAAAGCTTTTAGGCTTAAGCCGTCAAAGCCTTTGCGACTACCGCAAGGGACACCACACCCCGGACGACTACGCCCTAACGCGGATTGCCCTGGAACTAAGCCTTGACCCCCTCGCCTTGATTGCGGAAGTCCGAGCGGAGACAGAACCGGACAAGGAAAAACGCGCGTTTTGGCGCGATTTTTTTCGACGTGTAGGGCATCGAGCCCTCATCGCGCCCCTGATTTGTGGCGTTTTCTTGTCGGCAGGGTTAGAAATTCCGACCGCGAACGCTAAGACGTTGACATATCAGGACATTATACGAACCATTATCAGGCAGGAACCGCCCTTCAGTCTGGCGACTATTCAGATACTCTCCGGCCTTCGCCATGCCGACGGTATAATAACCTGAT